TGAGAGGAACCTGTGTTGGCAATTTTTAAAGACATTGCTCGTGCTCTTGCACGTGTATCTACTTTACTAGTAGATGAGGTAATTGTAAAGGGTCCAAGTGAAGAACTTGCATAGCTATCACTAGGATAATTACGTAATTGCAATGTTACTTGAGTATTACCTGATTGAGATAAAAAGTCAGGTATAAATCTTCTGATTTTCATGATGTATTCACCATCACCTTGGAATGTTGCAATACCTGTTTGTTGTCCTTGTGCTGATCTTGTTTGAGTAATATCAAAATCTCCAGATTCAATGTTAGAAGTAATTGCAGTTACTGTTGCCCCTACAACTTGATCTACTCCTTTTTCATGTTCAAAATATATAGTACTACCATCCGTATTACCTACTACATCAAAAGAAGCATCATCTGATACATTATATTGTGTAGCATGAGGTAAACCAAATACAGCAGAATCTTGCCACGTTGTTCTAGCTAAACTACCAGTCGTCCAAATAGGTCTTTGTGGTGAAGATTCAATGTAATTATAAGTTACACATCTATCAACAATTGTAGATCCTGAAGAACAGTAAAACCAAGTTATCTCTCCAAAAATATTATTTAATCCAGCATTAATTAGTTGTGAAGCTGTGGTATTTAAATCATTATAAACATAATCTTCTACTAAACAAGTCATTGATTGTAGATTACCGGAATATTTAAAGAAACCATTTTCAGACATCCAATAAGCTGCACCATCTACTTCTAGTGCTGCACTTTCACCAATCAATCCACAGTTTGTACCTACTTGTGTAAAACCAAATGTAAATGGTGCACCAATAAAACGCATGGTAAATAAAGAAGTATCGGTCCAAACATAAATTGCATCACGTCCTCTAACTGCTCCAACAATTCTAGATCCATCTGCAAGTCTTTGAGTACCTGCAGTATTAACTGATGTAGGTGCATATTCATTTATATTTTCTTGATCTGAGAATCTTATAAACATTAAATCTTGCGTAGTTGGATCACCAATAGTTGTTTCTGTTCCAAAAAATACTAAGTGTCTATCAGGTGTAGATACTAACATTTCTCTTGATGCAGTAGGAGCACCAGATATAATTGTTGCTCTAGTTTCTGTTGCTGTTAATAAATTAGCGTCCCATTCAAAACAAGGTCCATCATGAATTAATGCTATAACTTTTGTTCCAAAATTATCAATGCTCCATAAACCAGGATCAACCACAAAGTCTCCAGATGCAGCTTCTCCCCAACCAATATAATCTGAAACATTAGTGATAGTATCTCCTGCTGTATGTGCAGCTGCTGTAGTATTTTTAACTCCTCTTGTAACACCGGTTAAAATATTACTTGTTATTCCAGTATAAGAAATTTGTTCTGTTCCTATTTGAACATAGTTTGTTCCTGATGTTGGAAACTGTGATGAATCTGTTAATTCAATTCCTGTTGTTTGACTATCATTAATTGTACCAACTAAAGTAGTTTGAGCTTCTCCTGATACAGTACCTCCATATTGTCCAAGTCCCCAACCAAATCCAGGTAATTGTTCTGCCGGTCCCACTGGCCAATAGTGTTGTACTCTTATTCCACCAGATAAAGTTGCACCAGCTCCTGTTTCAGCTGTAGGCATTGTGATGGTAATTGTTGTAGCTGATGGTCTAGAAGTAACCATAAATTTTTTATTATTAAAATCAGTGGCTGTATAATTTGAACCAGTAATTGTTGTAAAGTTATCTAAAAGAATAATATCTTTAGCATTTATATTGTGTGAAGTAGAAAAAGTTATTGTAACAGACGTTGATCCGTTGACCGTGGTAAATGCATTGGATAATGTGGTTGTAGATTTAATTGGGTGGATATCATAGAATACACCTCCAGTGTAAGCATATAAAATTCTGTTAGTTCCTATTATAGCAAATTTTGTTCCTGAATTATTAACCAAATGATGCAAAGCTCTTGCTGCACCAGTTAATTTATTCTCACCTAACTGTGCCCAGCCACCTATCTTTTCAGGTGTACCATATCTAAAACGTACGTTATCACCACCTACCCATTGTCCTTCAGCTGTAGTTTCAGTGATTTGTTTATTGAATCCTGGTTGAAAACCTATTTTTTGTAGCATAATTAAAATCCTATTAGTCTATTTTATATCAGATTTCTTTGTATTTCAAACGATTAAGTGGGCTCTGTATTTAGGGTTATGTTAACCACAATAGTCATTCTAGGTATCTTTGTAGGTTTTATTTTAGGTACCTCATGCTTTAGTTCTGCTGGAAATATTATGAAATCATCTTCTACAGCTTTATAAGACCAATTTTGAAATAAGAAAGAGTTTTTAAAATCAGCGGTATCAACAAAAGGAGTAATATCTGGTTTTAAATATTGTGCTACTTGAGCATAAGGATGTGGATTATGAAATAAAGTTTGAGAATGATGTTCAGTAAATTGAAGATAATGAACCGAACTAAAATTACAATTAGGTATGTGGTCATGTATTTCCATAGCTTGATCCTTCATACCAGCAGTGTAATTTACTAAATCATATTTGTAACTTATATTTTTAGTAAAACCTAAATTACTTAAATATTCTCTAATTGATTTGTCATACAAAGGAAAAATATCTTTAAAGTTTATTTTCATAAACTGTTTGTTATCTTCATCATTGTACATCATGTGTAAATTAGTTCTTTTAATACTAGGATTACTCCACTTGTTTCTATAAGGATCAATATGATAATTTGTGTATATATTTTTTATTAAAGTTTTTTTATCGTAGCTATATGGGTTAATTTTATATTTACCTATTGGATATCCGAATAAATAATCAATCATCAGGACGCTCCTTCCTATAGTGCGATGGTAATCCTAACATATCTCTACCATCATATTTATGTGGTTTAAATAATTTGGAGTTTAAATCATTGTAGTGAAAGAATACTTGTCCACATAGTTTACCTTTAAAAGGTTCTCTCCAGTGTTCTAATTTAGATCCATCATAAATTAACATATCACCAGGATTTAAAGTGTGAGAAACACCTGGTTGATTTTGTTTACCTGACCCATCAATAAATATTGGCCAAGGGTCTCCACCTAAATTTAATGTAGCAGATACTTCACAGCTTTCTCTGTCTACATGACGTTCAAGTTCATTTCCTGTTTGATAAACTCTTGCGTATGAATATGTTTCTATTAATTGTAGTTTAGTAAATTCTTCTACTATTGGTTTTACTTTTTGTAATAATAAATCCATTAACACATCACCATAAGTGCAAAAAGCGTTGTCTATTTGAGCGTCAGAAAATGTTCCAAAGGTTTCATCAAATGGAGGAAAATATTTATCTTTTACTAAATATGACGTCACGTCTCTTTTAAACAACATGTACTCATAACAAAGAGTGGCTACTTCTTTAGGTAAAGTTTGTTTGATTATAGTGTATCGTTCTTTCTTCATGTAAATGTATATACTATTACTTTTCTTTTTTGTCCAGTATTAGGATACTCATTAGCATGATAATGTAATCCATTAAAGTAAATAAATGTTTTTTCTTCTGGTAAAATAATCTGATGTCTCATAAATTTTGTGGAGGAAGCTGGCAATGCTACTTGTTGACCTGTTTTATATTTTTCATCACAAATAAGTGTTGCTGCATGGTCTAAAGTATTTAAATATACTATGCAAGTCTTGTGCGGAAAATCATGATCGATATGAAAATCACAGCTGTTAACAGATTGATTGTATGTAAAATTTACACAACATCTTAAAATTTTATTAATAGATATATCTAATTGTTTAGCTAAATCATCTAAAAGTCTTTTGCAGTCATCATATAAAAAAGAATTTTTATGCCCATCACGAGTTACCACTTCGTGATAGAAAAATGTTATATTAGGTGAATAGTCTGTTGGTGTGTGTCCTTCGTACCATGGAAAACTATTATTGTTTATCTTATCTTTTAATTCTGAATACACAGAAGAATTAATTTTTAATTTCTTTATCATAGTTATAACTTATAACAACTCTAGGATTTGAAGTATGTTTAGTTTCAGTTGAATGTTCTAAAAAACTTCTAAACATTAAAAGCTTTCCTACTGAAGGTGTATAGTGTGCATTAGTAAAAGTATATTCATTTAATCCATCTCCTTCATTATTTAGTGCAGAAGAATTTTGTGGATTTTTTAAATCAACGGGTACAGGACTTTTAAATAATATTTTAGAATCATCTTCATCACCTTTTAAATAAAAAGTGGTGCTGAACACACAACCAAAGTGACTGTGATAAGGTTGATATGATCCTATTTCATAATCATTAAACCAAGACTCAACAGGCACATATTTATCTTTAAAATTAAATTTACTAGCAAATAAATTTACTTGTTC